ATGAAAACAGAGAAGTCCCCACCGTTTCTAAAGATCTTCTGGAGAAAGCCAGACAGGTCGCTCAAAAATACGGGATTGGGACAGATAGGCGTGGAAGATAATCAAAATAATCGATTTAGACTATTTACCAAAGAATTGCACGGGTTAGCCTCTGATTTCGAGGTTGACCCGTCTTCTTGTGGAAATCCGGAACATTACAGGGAGTACCTGCTTTATCGAGCTTTATCCGATAATGCCAGTGGATGGTCTACTACCCATGTCATGCTTAGCGAAAACCTGAAGCACATTGCAGGGTTTATCACACTCAAAGCATCCACTGTACTGTCAGAGATAGACTACAAGTTGTTTTCCGGAGAACCAGCCATTGAGATTTATAATCTGGCCGTCGCAAAGGGTTTTCAAAAACAAGGATTAGGCAGAGAGCTTGTGTTGCTCAGTATTGCGATGGCACAAGAGGCCAATGACTTGCATTTTGGTGTTCGAAATCTAGTGTTGACAGCAGATCCCAAAGCTGTTGGTTTCTATGAAAAGTGCGAATTTTTTCCCCTAAGCCAATACTATATGCTCCCAAAAGACTTGGAAAACGCCTCTTGTGTGCCTATGATTATGAAACTTAGAACATAAAAAAGCCCCTGAGCACCAAACCGGTTCCCAGGGGCCTCTTTATGCCTGTTTACTTCTCCCGCTCGTTCATGAGCACCGCCGCCACCTCCTGGCGGGTGATGGGGCTTTGCGGCCGGAAATTGCCGTCCGCGTCGCCGTTCATCAGGCCCTCAGCCTTCACAAACTCCACGGCCTCCTTGGCCCAGTTGGAAACAGGCTTCTTCGCCAGCTCGTTAAAATATGCCTCGATCTCCTGCCGTGCCAGCTTTTTCACTTCCGCTTCTGTCAATTCAGGTTCCTCCTTTTCTCCGTTCATGGCCCGCACCAGGGCGGGATAGTCTTTATAGGCCCAGTTGCCGTCGAAATTCTTGCCGCCGATGCTCCATGTGCTGGTGTACTGCCAGATTCCATAGGGCTTTTTACACTGGCATTCGCTGTAATACTGGGCCACCCAGCGGTCGTATTGGTCAAAGCCGGGAGCGGTCAGGTAGTTGTTCCACCAGTTGAGGGAGGCGTACACACCGGCGTACAGCCCGGCGGCCTCGATGGTGTCGCAAAACCCCTGGGCAGCACCCAGCAGGTCGCCGCCCAAGGTGGAGTTGTCCTCCATGTCGTACCACACGCCGTAGAGGGGCTTTTTCCCACCCAGCAGCCGCAGGCAGTGCCGGGCCTCGTCCACGCCCCCCTGCCTGTCCCGTGCGTAAGCGTAGTGGTACGCGCCCCAGGGCATCCCGGCGGCGTCAGCCTTCTTCACATTCTCGGCAAAGCGCTTGTCCTGCTGGCCTGGGTAGTCGATGCCAAAGCCCGTGCGGATGATAGCGAACCCCACACCGGCATTTTGCAGCGCCTGGAAATCCACGCTGCCGTTAAACTCGGAAATATCCACGCCTTTGACGGCCATTATTCATCCTCCTTCGGCTTGTCGTAAGTAAGGGCCTGCTTGCTGTCGCCAAACCCCTTGGTAGTGGGGTCGGTGACAACGCCCAGAATGGCCAGCACGGCAAACACCGCGTTGACCACGGCCAGCAGCTGGTTGCCCAGCTCCCCAAAGTCCAGGGTGAAGCCGAACACCGCCGCCACGGTCTGGACCAGCAGCAACACGGCGGGGACCAGGGCCAGCCAGAAACTTTTGTTTTTGATCCGAGCGATCCAGTTGATTTTCAAGATACATTCCTCCAATCCATTCAAAAATAGCAGTACGCGCAACAGCGCGTAGAAAACAGCGCCGCCCAACACGTTCAAGGCCGGGGGGTCTCCGCCAGGAAGTCCCCTGTGATGAGCAGTTCGTCATACACCCGCTCGATGTTGGCCACCGCGTGGACGCACCGGGAGTTTTTGTACTCCGGGTGGCTCTTGCAGTAGTCCTCATAGTTGTCGATCACGCCCAGGATCTCGATGAAGTCCTCCCGGGTGTGCTTCTGGTGCTGTAAAAGTTCCCGGTTGAACCCCAGGATCTTCGACCGGCTGTCCGTGAGGATGTGGCCTTCCAGCTGGGCCTTGGTGTCGGTGACCTCTTTGAGCACCTCCCCGTTGACGGCCCGCCCCAGGGCCTTGGCGATGGCGCTCCACGGGTCAATTTTTACAGGGGCGATCTGGATCAGGGTCAGCACCGCCGCCAGCCCCAGGCCGCCGCCTAAAAGAAGCTCGTCCAGGGTCAAGAGGCCACCTCCCATGCCTGGGGGTAGTCCTCCGGGCTGAAATTGGTGTCCTGCTTGCAGCGGTAGGTTTTGCCGTCGGTGTAAACCATGTACTCCCCGGCGCGGTACAGATCGTGGCTCCCCTGCACGGGCACGAAAGGCCGTGCGGTTTCCACGCTTTTGCCGTGCAAGGGCCGGTTGAAGGTGTACCAGGCAGCGTTCCCCGGCGCGATATCCGGATAGGTTTCGTTGTCGTAGGCTTGGAAAACTTCCCAGGTCTGCTCCCATTCCGCGCCCAAACTGCCGCCAGCGTGGGTATTGTAGATATCGCCCACAGCGTAGGAACCCGGCTGCCAGTCCTCATACAAGCCGCTGACTTTCAGCTTTGTGTCTTCTTCCTCAATGCTGGCTAAGGACAGCTTCGCGAACGCCGCCACGCTCTCCTCCACAGTGGGAATAAACGCCGCTTTGGAAAACTGGCCGTTCTCGTACTTCCAGCCTTTACCCGCCCCGGCAGGGACACTATCCACCTCTGCCAAGTGGTAAGGGGTTCCGGACACCGCCGCTCTCCCGGCAGGATAGTAGCTGTCCGTGTCGTTAGAGTACAGGGCGGTAGCTTCACTCTCTGGACAAAGTACGTCCACGCCATTGCTTTGGCGTTTAATCCAGGCAGGGTTCTCGCACACCTCGGCGATCATCCCTTTGTAGTCGCAGATCAAGTACATGGCTTACGCCTCCTTTAAAAAGTTTAAGATCCATTGCAGTTCGGAAATGCCGGCATCGTAAAAGCGCTGGTTCCAAAGCCAGCGCTTGTCATTGTTTGCGCGCCGGTAAACTTGCATGGCCGGGGTCTGCCAAAGCCGGTCGCCCCAAGGGTCCTGGGGATCGCTGTGCTGGGCGCACATTTTCAAAATCTCCTGGCACAGACCAAAGCGCTCCATGCCGCAGCCATCATCGTTTCGCGCAAAATAGGTGTGGCCACGGTGGCTGGTCACAAAGTGCAGGGGTTTGTCCCCCAGGTACAGTTTGCCGTCTTCCCGCAGTTCCACCGGGGTGAGCGCCGGAATATTGATGACCTTTTCGCTTAAAGTCATTTCCCGGTGACGGCGGGTGGTGATGTACTCCATTATGCAGCCGCCTTTCCTACACAGAAGCCGAATGACACACACGAAGTCATCATCTGGGCGTTGATACTTGCCCCGTTGGCGGTTACATAGAAACCATGAGTCTCTTCCCATGTACTTCCGCCCCCACCAGCAAAGTTCTGGCGTACAGAAGCTAATCCCCAATTCTGTGCGGTTCCGTTAAAATCATTCTTTGTTCTATTCGAATTTGAACTGTAATAAGGAAAAGGAGAGTATCCATAACCAGGATATTTATAGTCTTGGTAGACCAGCCCTGTGCCACCTACTTCTTGTATGGTAAAACCAAACATTTCAGATTCATATTGCTGACTACTCCAATTATATTGATTGGTGTTATATGGAGTATTAACTTTCTCCTCGGTAGCAACTACTTTAGGAATAACATTTTTAAGGTCGGAACTCAACGTGTTAAATAGTTCCCCATTGATTATAAAGCTTCCTACTTGCAATTGGCTCCACCATGAAAAGGCGTGACTTGCGTAAGCCCCAGCAGCATCACAGGCTTCTTTCGTTCCGAATGTAACAGGCGCTTTCCCTCCCCCTACTACATCCATAATGTTAAATCCTAAAATTATTGCTGTTATTTCCCTCTCTATTGGATTATTAAACGAGTCTTTTAGCGTAGCTGTAAACTTTTTTTCATCACCAATAGACCAAACGGATTCTGCTAATCCCGCTAGGGCAAATTCATTTATTTCTCCCCACGTATTGTTTTCCAATACGGGATCAATTCCCCTTGGCATAGCGCTGGTAAAGTCCCCTTCGCTCACCACAAAGTCCTCGTTATAGGCAAAGGCGGCGTAGTAATAGGTGGTGTCGTTTACCACGCCGGTGTCCACAAAGGGCTGGGCCTGGTAGGCGTTGCGCACCTGGGAGGACACCACCGCCACACCGTCGTTGGGGCCGGCAGGGGCGCTGCCCGCCTTCCGGACGATCTTGGTATACGCCCACACGCTGACCAGCTGCTGGGGGTCTTGGGCCTGTTCCCCCTCGGGGGTGGCGTACTTGTCCTTGGGGTCTGTCCAGGTCAATTCCACCTTGGCGTTGCCTGCTTTGGCCGCCAGGGCTGTGGGAGCGTCCAGGGGGATCTGCAGGGTGGAGCCGCCAGGGAACATATTCATCACGGGCATCAGTTAACACCTCCTGAAACATAGATGAGAATGGGCAAATCCACCGCGGGCCGCACGCCGTCGCAGGCCAGGGTGATCGTCCCCGGCCCCTGACCCGTGGGGCAGATCACGGCTTTCCGGGCGGCGTCCCTCTGCTGTGGCGTGGCGGAACTGTCCAAGCCCACCCAGCACAGGGTGTCCGCGGCAACGCCTTCCACCGCCAGGGACTGGGTGGGGAGCTCCCCGCTCCATCCCGCTGCCGCGGCCGTGACCTTCCGGGCCGTGACGGTTCCGCTGTCCAGGCCGGCTTTCAGGCTGTCCAGGGCCTGTTTCACGTTGGCGGCTGAGGGCAATTTCTCACTTTCGTAGGGAACCTTGGAAGCATCCGGCACCTGTCCGTCGGTGAGCTTCCCGTCCGCGCCCAGGGTGGCGAGGCCGCCCGGCTTCCCCTGGGTGTTGTTCAGGTCTTTCAAATCCTCCTGGGAGGCCAAGCCTTCAAAGGCGTTGTTTATGGTGTTCACCGTCTCTTGGGCGGCGTTTACCTGCTTCATTAAGTAGTTGTAGCCGTGCTGCTGGGAAAGGCCCACGTCTGAACCAGCGGGGGCCACGATTTGGCCGGTGCTCCAATTTTCGGGCAGGTCCGCCGCCAACGGGCTTTGAATGGGTTTATCCGCCACTGACGCTCACTCCTTCCAGTACGTTGATGGTATATTTCAGCACCGTGCCCTGATCCACAGGCACATAGACGCTGGCGCTGTCCCACACAGTGCCGTCGGTTTTCAGCAGTTCCGCCGAGGTGATAGCCTCCGCCTGGGCCGCGCTGACCGGGCAGGTGATCTCCAACTGGGAGCCCGTGGCGGTCTTGGAGATGCCGGAAATGGTGACGTTCCCGTTGAGCCGGATCGCCCCGATGTTCTGGGACAGATAGCTTGTGATGTCGTTCAGCATGGCTTGCTGAATGGATTTTGTCTGCGGCGTTTTTATCACCCCCAGGGAAGTTTCGTTGGCGAAGGGATTGAGCCCCAGGCCCCAGCCGCCCAAATTGTAGTTGTACGTCCGCTGGGCCAGGCCGATGGTTTCGTTGGCCAGCACCCCCGCCCGGACCAGCGGCTTGTTGACATACACAATGTGGGCGGGCTTGATGCGGTTGATAGTAAAGGCCACCTCGGTGGCATAGCTTTGGTTTTGGGCGCTGGATTCGATGTACAGCGTGTAATTGGGATAATCCACGTCCACCGTCCACTGGCCCGGCCCGATCAGCTCGTCCAGCTTTTGATAGAGAAACGCCAGGGTGTAGGGCGGCTTGGTGGAAATGCGGTTGAGGACGCGCACCCGGCGGAATTCCAGGGTTTCCGCGGCAGGGTCGGCCACAATGCCAAAAATCCGCTCCCACCGGGACACGGCGTCCGCGTCCATGGTTTGGAAAAAGAAGTTGTCCGCCACGGCGATGATCTCGTCGGCCACGGCGTCAAAGCTGGGCTGCTCCGCCAAGCAAAGTTCCTGGTAATCCAGGATCTGCGCGTACCAGTCCGGCAGCTGTTCCAGGAGAGAAGTGTCAAGCCGCGGCATGGAGCGTCACCGTCCCTAAGATTGGCACCTGCTGGGTGGCGCCGGTCTCCGTCAGTTCCAAGTCGCTGGCCCCGCCGTTGAGCTGCACGTTGGTGGCGTTCACCACCCCGGTCACCCCCACAATGGCGGCGGTCACCCGGGCCACGTACACGTTGGCGGCATAGTCCAGCCCCGTTTCCCCCACAGGGTTGGCCCACTCCTGGCGCACGGACAGCAGGTAGGCTTCTATGGCGGCCTCCACGGCTTCCTGCACCTGGCCGGTTTGCGTACCGGCGGAGAGGGTCAGCGCGGCGGACACATCCACCGTCACCTTTTCCGAGGCGGCAATGGTCACCTTGGCCCCGATGGGCGCCAGGCCAACGCCAAGCCCCTGGTTGGGGGCCGGGTCCATCTCGTTTTGCACGGCTTCCACCAGCTGGGAGGAGGCCGGCAAAAAGTCCGCCCCCAGAATGGAGCACTTCACCGTGCCGCCCCCGTTCCAGGTGGGATACACCTGCACGGCCCCCACCCCGTCGATGGCCAGGATGCTGGAACGATAGGAGGCGATATTGCCGCCGAAGGGCCGCTCGTTGAGGGCGGTGATCAGGCGCTGGCGCAGTTCCTCGTCGGTTTCCTCGTCGTCGCCGGGGATGAGGATGTCCGTCATCTGGGCGGAAGTCAGCCCCGGGATGGTGGTGATGGGCAGGATAGAACCGGCATACTTGTTGCCGACAGCGCCAGGGGTCTCCGCTGTCAGCTGGTACTGGTTGGCCGTGTCTGTGGCGGCCGTCACCACATAGTTGATGGGGCTTGTGCTGATGATGGAGAACCGGGCGCCGATGGGCACCGCCGTGTTGAAAACGCCCAGCCGCACCGCGGCGGAAGCCGGGTAGCGGGTCAGCCCGCCGATGACGGCCAGCATATCCAGGGAGCTGCCCACGGCCGTCTGGATGAACGCCTGGCGCTGCACCTGGTCCAGGGATAGATAAAAGCCCTCCAGCACATAGGCCGCGGGCCCTAAAGCCGTTTGGATAAAGGAGCCCTCCCGCTTGTCGTAGACATCCGGCACCCGCCGGAGCATCTGGTCCAGCAGGTTGCGGTAGGTATCCTGGGAAAAGTCGATCAAGAGAGCGTCACCTCCACTGTTTGATTGAGGGGGCCGTAGACCGTGTTCACCGTCACCTGGGCGGTCA